TGATAGTATATACAGGATTTTCAAAAGAAGACCTACTAGGTAAAAGTCAAAAACATTTGAAAAGTGTAAACGAAACTTATAGACAACACATGGTAAAGGCATTAGGATATGCATTTACATTACAGAGATTGGTTCCTGTACTTATTATACACAGTATTATTCCTGCCTTGTTTACCTGTACTGCAAGTAATGCTATGAAAGGAATACTAGAGGATAGGTGTTGTTGTGATGAAGACGACAAACAACTGGAGTTTGATTTTGAAGAAGAATGGAGAGAGAAGGGCATATATAGATGACACTAACTCATTGGGATAGAACGCATATGGACGTTGCGAAACTTTACGCAGAACGTTCACACGCGCAACGCATACAGGTAGGTTGTATTATCGTAAAGGACAATAGAGTTCTATCGATAGGTATCAATGGTATGCCAAGCGGATGGGATAACAGTTGCGAGACGAAGGTGATACATGATTACGGAACACGAAGTCCAGTATACAAACTCGTAACGAAACCTGAAGTTCTTCACGCAGAGACAAATGCGATTGCAAAGATTGCAAGGTCAAGTGAGAGTTGTGAGGGTGCTACACTCTATACGACTTGTGCACCCTGTCTACATTGCGCAAAGATAATACATCAAGCAGGAATAACTAGAGTTATTTATGGGCATAAATATAAGTCTAACGAAGGATTGACTTTCTTAGAAAAATGTAATATAATAGTAAACACAACTAATGAGGAAACACCAGATTATGAATCCCTTTGAATATGTGAATAGTATTAATTACAGTAAGAAGAATATAATGGACTCCCCTGAGAAGGAGAAGGGTTACAACCCATTCATGATAAATAGGTCTTTATCCTATTTTAATGATACCGTAATCCTTGCCAATGAAATGAATAAGTACCATCACCTAGATGGACGTCTGCAATATTCATTTCTTATAAATATAGTTAGGAAACGAAAACGTTTCTCTAAGTGGAATAAACCACAGAAACATAATGATATTGAAGTTGTGAAACAATACTATGGATACAGTAATGAAAAAGCAGAACAAGTACTCCCTTTGTTATCTCAACCTCAGTTATTGGAACTAAGGAAAAAGGTGAATAAAGGTGGAAGAAAGTAAACTAGTCTCATGGAGTCCTGCAAGTATGTTAGAGATTACTCTAGCAGAACCAGACGACTTCTTGAAAGTCTGTGAAACGCTAACGCGAATAGGAGTTGCGTCACGGAAAGAAAATAAACTATTTCAGTCTTGTCATATATTACATAAACAGGGGCGATACTATATCGTTCACTTCAAGGAGTTGTTTATGTTAGATGGAAAGAAATCAAATCTCGAAGAGACTGATATGCATCGTAGGAATACAATCGCGACCCTCCTTTCGGATTGGGGTCTTCTCCAAATACAGAACAAAGAACAGGTTAAAGATTGTGCACCTCTACGTCAAATAAAAATAATAGGTTATAAAGATAAAGCAAATTGGGAACTCTGTCCGAAATATAATATCGGTAATAATAAAAAGAGTTCTTAACTATATTATGTTTGTTATTAAAACAATAAGAAAAGAAAGGCAATAATATGAAAACACTTTTAAAAATAGGAGTAGTACTCCCGATGGTATTCTTTGCGTCACACGCAAGTGCCATTGATTACGATTACCTACAGAACGACTTTATATTTAAGAAGGGTGATACCAATCTTAGATACAGACAGTTCTTTGATAAAGACCAAGGACATCTTCAACTAGAGAAGAAGGTCGGGGATATATCATACGCATATCGTATAGCACAAAAGGACGGTGAACTCGCAGAGAATAGAATCAGAGTTACTCATAAGGGTGGCGACTGGAATGGGTTCTTTGTAAAACCAAGACTTGAGTATCGTATGCTAGAGAATAACGAAGACTATCTTCGTATCATTCCTATCGTAGGATACAAAACAGGATACAAAAAGTTATCCGTATACGCACTTGCCGCACCAATGATTGCCGTTTATGGTAAACCAGAAGGTGAGAATGGTAAGATGTATACTACCCAGTATGATGCAGGGTTTGATTACAAACTCACAAAAGGCATCACAACAGGTTTGTATGTCAGAAGAAAAACTGACGATTCAAACTGGAGAAAGAAATCTGAATTTATTTCAACAAAAATAACATTTAATTTCTAATCACCCCTTGACATTTGGAACATGAGTTCTTATATATAGTAGTGAAGATGCCGAATAGTCGGGTCTTCACTCATCTTGCTAACTAACAATAGGAGATAACAGCGACATGACAAATCTAAAAATTGGAAAAACACTTTTCCCCCGTTCAGCATTTATTGGTTTTGACCATATGTTTAACGAACTAGAATACGCAACTAAACATGCGAGTGACCACTATCCACCCCATAATATCATTAAGGTGTCGGATGAGGAGTACACAATAGAAGTAGCATGTGCGGGTTTTAATGAGTCCGAACTAAATGTGGAACAGAAAGAAAGGTCGTTGACGGTTACTGGTAAACATGAATCAAAAGGTAGAGACGTAATACATCGTGGTATATCCACACGCGACTTTACAAGAAGGTTTAGATTATCAGAGTATGTTCAAGTAACAGGAGCATCTCTATCGGATGGAATACTTGCCATCGATATGAAAGTAGAAATCCCAAAGGAGAAGCAGTCTCGTACAATCAAAATCGGTTAACACGAGGTAACAATATGTCAAACGACATGAACACTTGCGCAGAAATGTACGCAAGTATGGTAGTAGTATTTGCTATCACATTAGTTCCAATCTTCGCATCATTTGGTGCGGGTGTCTGGAACATTCTTTAACGCGGGGGAGATGGTTATGCCATCTCTCTTTTTTTTACTTGACTTTCTGAGTGCTTTCATATATAATATAAAGTGTTCATAGGAGAAAATATATAATGAGATTTTATACAGACGTCACGCGCTATGGTAATCAGATGCTTTATCGAGGTTACAAAAACGGTGAACGTATCAGAGAACGAGTCAAGTTTAAACCCACACTATTTGTAAATGGTCAGTCTGAATGGCGAACCCTTGACAATAAACCAGTCGCCCCGATGCAGTTTGACTCGATGAAAGACGCGACTGAATTTATTAAACAATACCAACATATCCCTACAGTAAAAACATATGGTACTACAAACTATATGCATCAATTCATTACAGATAGGTTCCCCGAAGATATTACATTTAATCGTGACCAGATACACGTAACGACTATCGATATTGAAGTACAATCTGACGAAGGGTTTCCTGAACCTGACAAGGCAAACTTTCCTGTAATCTCTATCTGTACTAAATCCTCTAAGGAAAGTTTCTATCGCGTATGGGGTCTCGGTGAGTTTGCGCCGGAGCAGGATACTGTATATGTTAAATGCGAAAGCGAACTTCAACTCATAGATACCTTCCTAAAGTACTGGAATGGTCACGGAATGCCTGATGTTGTTACAGGTTGGAACATAAAAGGTTTTGATATCCCCTACCTTGTGAACAGAACGAGAAAAGTTCTTGGGGAAGAGTCAGTGAAAAAATGGTCTATATGGGGTCTAGTGACCTCTAGAACCATCCGTGGTAAGATGGGTATGAAAGACATAGACACTTATAACCTAGCAGGGATAGCACAGTTAGATTATTATGACTTGTTTCGTAAGTTTACTTTGAACACCCTCGGTCAACAAGAAAGTTATCGTCTTGACCATATCGCTAACGTAGTACTTGGTGAACGTAAACTTTCTTATGAGGAACATGGTAATTTACATACCCTCTATAAAAATGATCATCAAAAGTTTATTGAATACAATATCAAAGACGTTGAACTCGTTGATAAGTTAGAACAGAAACTAGGACTCATTACTCTTGCTATGACAATGTCATATCGTGGTGGTGTTAACTTCGAAGATTGCCTTGGTACTACAGGTATCTGGGACAGTATCATATATCGCCTCCTGAATAAACAGAAGGTTGCGGTTCCTTATAAAGAAGAAAAACCTAAGAGCGATTATGCTGGTGGATATGTAAAAGAACCTAAGATAGGATTACATAACTGGGTTACTTCCTTTGACCTTAACTCTCTCTATCCTATGATTATCGTACAATATAATATGTCACCCGAAACAGTTATTAATGGTCTAGTCGATACAGATGTAGAACGTATGCTAAGAAAGAATACACCGACTGACCCTGACTATGCTCTTGCCCCAAGCGGAGTTCGTTTCTCTCGTGAGAAAGAAGGTGTTATTCCAAGTATCATTAGACAGTATTATGCCGAGCGTAAACTCATAAAGAGAGAAATGCTTGAAGCACAACAGGAGTATGAAAAGACTCCTACCAAGGCACTATCAAACAAGATAGCGACACTCAATAATTCTCAGATGAGTATCAAAATTCTTATGAACAGTTTGTATGGTGCGTTGGGTAATAGATGGTTCCGTTACTTTGACCAAAGAGTAGCGGAGTCCATTACACTTGCGGGTCAGTTGTCAATTAAATGGGCAGAACGTGCAGTCAACTTTGAAATGAACAGTCTACTCAAGACTGATGAAAAAGACTACGTTATTGCCATTGACACTGACTCGCTTTATATTAATATGGAAGAACTTGTAAATCAGTTCTCACCTAAAGACCCTGTTAAGTTTCTTGACAAGATATGTAGTGAACACTTTGAGAAAGTATTGGTCAAGTCATACAAAGACCTTGCTCATTATACTAACGCATTCAAGAACAGAATGGAGATGGGTCGTGAGGTAATCGCAGACCGTGCTATCTGGTGCGCCAAGAAAAGATATATTCTAAATGTACATAACAACGAGGGTGTTCAGTATGCCGAACCTAAATTAAAGGTTATGGGTATCGAGGCAGTTAAGTCCTCTACTCCTATGGTTGTCCGCGACAAGATGAAAGAGATGTTTCATATTCTTGTGAAGGGTACTGAAGATGAGGTTCAGAAGTTTATTCGAACATTCCGTAATGACTTTAATAAACTACCACCTGAAGATATATCATTCCCTCGCGGAGTTTCTAATGTGAGTAAATGGAGTGACCGTAAGACTATCTATAAAAAGGGTACACCCATACACGTACGTGGAGCATTACTATATAACAAGTCCACAAAGAATATAGCACGATATGAACAGATTAAAAACGGTGAGAAAATTAAGTTCTGTTATCTCAAAACACCTAATCCTATCAAGGAGAACGTAATCTCTTATCCTCTAAACTTCCCTCGTGAACTTGCTCTGGGTAAATATATTGACTACGATAAAATGTTTGAGAAAACTTTTCTTCATCCCCTAGAACCTATCTTTGATGCGGTAGGTTGGAGCGCTGAACCTCAAGCACAATTAGATGCTTTTTTCTCTTGACTTATAAGTTAAGATATAGTATAATTGTACTATGAATTATTCACTAACCATATTTAAGAATACGTTTGACAACAAGACGCATCGTGTCCAGAACTTTGACACGTGGGAAGACTTCGAGTTACTTCTGTATTTACTACACAGCAAGAAAGGAATCAAAGGTGGAAAAGAATCTAGTCCGCTTATCTCCCCTTCATTATATGAAGAGGGTACTACAAGGAGTAATCGTAACGTTCATTCTTGGGGTGGTTTTTGTATGTTGGATGTTGATGATTTTCATCTTCCTTCTACTGATAACAATATCGAACCTGTTGCCCGACTAAAAAAAGAACTCTATAAAATGTTTGGAGGATATCAATATATCTGTTATAATACTGCATCGTCTCGTCCCGAGCAACCTAGATTTCGTTTGGTATTTCCTATCACTCGTAATGTTGAATTAAAAGATTTACCTCACTTCTGGTTTGCTATGAATAAGCAGTTCGGTGAGTTGGGTGATGAACAGACTAAGGATGTATCACGTATGTACTATGTTCCTGCTCAGTATCCTGATGCGCTGAGTTTTATATTCAGTAACAAGGGTATACATATTGACCCTGATATGTTAATGAATAAACATTCTTATGTAGAAAAACAAGGTAAGAGTTTTATGGAAAGACTTCCTCCTGCGTTACAGAAAGCGGTAATAGAGCATCGTAAAAATGCCCTAAGTAATACCGATGTATCTTGGACATCATATCGTGATTGCCCTTTCTTTCCTAAGAAACTTGAGATGGAATATCGTGCCATTACTGGTACAGGTTGGTATTATAAGATGTATCAAATTATGATTGCTACAGCAGGTAATGCTGTGAAGAGAGGGTATCCTATGTCCGCAAAACAGATTGCTGACATGTGTCAAGAACTCGATAATGAAACAGGTCAATGGTATAGTAAACGCGATATGAATAAAGAAGCAGACCGAGCACTCGAATATATTTACAGGAACGGATAATGATGAGAATACTAGTTACAGGTGGTGCGGGTTTCATAGGTTCGCATCTGATTGCTGACCTACAGAATGATGGTTTCCTTACGATGGGTTTGGATAACTATAATGACATATTGTATGACCCTTCAATCAAAGAAGACCGAGTTGCCTTTATGGATATCGGTGTTCAGAGAGTTAACATGACACACTTCCCATCACTTGATGATGCGTTCAGTATTGTCAAACCAAATATAGTAATCCATCTTGGAGCACTCGCAGGAGTTCGTGACTCCTTTGGTAAGGAACGCGATTACATAAAGAATAATATTGACGCAACACAGAACCTAATCGATTGTTGTAAAATGTATAAGGTGTCTAGAGTTTTATATGCCTCGTCGTCGTCTGTCTATGCGGGTTCTCCCCTTCCTTTCAGAGAAGACCGTGTGACAGGCGACCAACTAAATCCGTATGCATATACAAAGAGGTGTAACGAAATGATGTTCAAGTCCTCTGGTCTTGATACAGTTGGAATGCGTTTCTTTACAGTCTATGGGGATTGGGGTAGACCTGATATGGCACTGATGAGTTTCACTCACAATATTTCTAAAGGACTACCTATCAAAGCATATAATAATGGAGAGATGAAAAGAGACTTCACGCACATATCAGATATCATCGCAGGTATTAAAACTATTCTGTTCAACGAAACTCCAGAAGGTGAGATTTATAATATCGGCAGGGGTAAGTCAGTTAAACTACTTGACTTTATTGAATGTATCGGAGACAATATAGGACGCAAACCTATAGTTGACCTTGTCCCGAAACACCCTGCCGATATCGTTGACACTCATAGTGATATAACTAAACTCAAGAAACTAGGGTACAAACCTCTAGTAGATATGGAACAAGGGGTTGAGTCTTTCGTTCGATGGTTCAAAGAATACTATTACGTGGATTGGATATAATATGATAAAAATAGGTATAGTCGGATATGGGTTTGTCGGTCAAGCAATTGACTACGCATTCACATCTACCGCAGTAGAGAAGTTTTATGTTGACCCTAAGTTGGGTACGACGATGGAAGACTTGATTGAGTTTGACCCAGACTACACATTCGTATGTGTGCCAACTCCTATGAGAGATGATGGTACAGTTGAGGATGGATTAGTAATAGATGCAGTAGAAGATTTGATACTCTCCACTAATAGTGTTGTTATTATTAAATCAACAATCACTCCTGATTCAGTATTATCTATAGACTCTATTGAAGAAGAGCGAGCAGTTTATAACCCAGAGTTTCTGACCGAGAAAAATGCGAAGGCAGACTTGGTAATGGCAGACTATCATATCATAGGTGGTGACTTATGGTTATGTGAAAGAGTTGCGGATATCTATCGTCAGTATAGTATGTGTATGACAAATGATTTTTACTTTATGAGTGCTCCTGATGCCTCGTTTGTAAAGTATGCATCTAATTCTTTTCTTGCTATGAAAGTAACATTCTTTAATCAACTACACGATAGCGTAACTAAGTTTGGAAGTAACTGGTCATTAGTTTCAAGTGCATTAGCAAGAGATAAAAGAATAGGTAGAAGTCATACAGTCGTGCCAGGATATGATAATAAGCGAGGGTTTGGGGGAGCGTGTTTCCCTAAAGATACACTCGCCTTTATTAAATTTGATAATGACTTGACTTTATTGGAAAAATGCGTTATAATAAACAATGAATACCGTAAACAGTATGAACTAGATGACAGGGAGAAAATTAACAATGTCAATTATGAATAAACTAAAGAAGAACTCAAAGATAAAAACTACAGCAGTTCTAGCAGAAAGTAAGTTCTTCACAGAAAAAGATATGGTGTCAACTGACGTGCCAATGGTAAACGTTGCGTTGACAGGAAGTATAGACGGTGGTGTCGTGGCGGGATTAACAGTCCTCGCTGGACCAAGTAAGCACTTCAAGACCTCGTTTGCCCTGCTCATGGCAGGTGCATATCTACGAGAGAAAGAAGACGCAGTACTGTTATTCTATGATAGTGAGTTTGGGTCACCCCAGTCTTACTTTGAACAGTTTGGCATAGACACATCACGAGTGCTGCACACTCCCATTGCCAATGTAGAGGAACTCAAGTTTGACCTAATAGGACAGTTAGAAGCACTTGAGAGAACCGATAATGTAATCATCGTTATCGACTCTATCGGCAACTTAGCATCCAAGAAAGAACTTGAAGATGCTAAGAATGAGAAGAGTGTTGCAGATATGTCCCGTGCAAAAGCATTGAAAGGTCTCTTCAGAATGGTAACACCATACTTGACTATGAAGAACATTCCTATGCTTGCCGTCAACCACACATATAAAGAAATCGGATTATTCCCCAAAGACGTTGTCGGTGGTGGTACAGGTATCTATTACAGTTCTGATAACATCTGGATTCTAGGTCGTAGACAAGATAAGGTTGGTACAGAAATTAAAGGATATCACTTTATTATTAATGTAGAGAAGTCAAGATATGTAAAAGAGAAATCTAAGATACCTATCTCAGTCTCTTGGGATGGTGGCGTTCAGAAGTATTCTGGTCTACTCGATGTTGCTCTTGCTGGCGGATATGTTATTAAACCAAGTAATGGTTGGTATCAACGTGCTGGTGAAGAGAAGAAGGTAAGACTTGCGAGTACATTAGAGAAACAGTTCTGGGACCCAATCTTTGAGAATACTGACTTCGCCGAGTTTATCAAGGCACAATATTCGATAGGTCTTGCTCAGAAGATTGACATGGAGGAGATTGTAAATGCAGAAGTCGACTAATATTTTAGATAGATTATCTGAAAGAGTTCATTATGATATCGTTCCAGCTGAAGAAGAAAACCTTTGGAATGTTCGTATACTCGAAGAGTTTCCTGAGACTATAATATCTTATGGCGCTATAGAGTTTGTAGGAGAAGATAAGAACGATAAAGATGGAAAGTTATCGTTCAACTTCCAAATTATTTCGTCTCCTGACCCAGATTTATCTGTAAATGACTTGACTTTACAGGAATATTCAGGTAGAATACTAGAGTCAATATTAGATACAGCAGTATCTGACGGAACACTTATTGCGCGTGATAATAATACTGATGAAGTATTAATGAGCGAGCACGTTAGAAAAGAACTGGAACAGGAATGAATATTAACTTAGAACAAACGATACTACGAAACCTCTTAACTAATGAACCTTTTACAAGAAAGGTTTTACCTTTTGTGGCACCTGAATATTTTGATGGTGTATATAAAGGTTTGTTTAAAGAGGTTGCCTCGTTTGTTGCTAAGTATAATAAACTCCCCTCGCTAGAGTCATTCAAGATTGAACTTGAAGAGAACAACACTCTGTCAGATGAGCAGTTTCGTAATGCGGTTGAACTCCTTCCTAATATCTTCACGCCGGAGCAGGAAAACCTTGATTGGTTAGTTGAACGCACTGAGAAGTGGTGTCAAGACCGAGCAGTATTCAATGCCGTTATGGAAAGTATTTCTATTATCGATGGTAAACATGCTACACTACAGAAGAATGGTATTCCCGATATCCTGAGTAAAGCACTTGGTGTATCCTTTGATACTAATATCGGTCATGATTATTTACAGGATGTAGAAGAACGATATGCTTTCTATCATGAACAAGAAGAACGTGTACCATTTGACTTAGACCTCTTTAACAGAATTACTAAAGGTGGTCTCCCTAACAAAACACTGAATATATGTCTTGCAGGTACAGGTGTTGGTAAGTCTTTGTTTATGTGTCACCAAGCAGCAGCGGCATTATCTCAAGGTCGTAATGTATTATATATTACTATGGAGATGGCAGAAGAACGTATTGCTGAACGTATCGATGCGAACTTATTGAATATTCCTATTGATCAATTAGAACATCTATCTAAAGATATGTTCACCGACAAGGTATCTAAACTTAGAAGTAAAACAGAAGGTAAACTTATCATTAAGGAGTATCCTACAGGTCAAGCACATACCTCTCACTTTCGTGCGTTATTAAATGAGATGAAACTCAAGAAAAACTTTGTCCCTGAGATTATCTTTATTGACTATCTGAATATCTGTGCTTCTAGTAGAATGAAAGGTATGGGTGGTTCTATTAATTCTTATACTTACATCAAGAGTATTGCGGAAGAACTAAGAGGACTTGCGGTTGAGTTCAATGTCCCTATTATGTCTGCGACTCAAACTACTCGTAGTGGTTTTAGTAATGATGACTTGGGTCTTGAGGATACCTCGGAATCATTTGGTTTACCTGCTACAGCAGACCTGATGTTCGCATTGATATCTAATGATGAACTTGCTTCTATGGGTAAAGTGATGGTGAAGCAACTGAAGAACAGATACAATGACCCTACCGCATATCAGAGATTTACCTTGAAGATTGAACGTGCTAAGATGAGACTGAGTGATGATACCGATAATCAAGATATCGTGGGTGGTACTACAACTGTCCCAGATACACCAGCATTCGATAAAACTAATATGAATGAACAACTAAACAAGTTCAAAGATTTTAAGATGGAGTAAGAAATGGATACTAATTTAATATTGATAATGGCAGGATGGACACTCACTGGATTTGTGGTGGGTTGGTTTGTAGGAGAATCCTATCATCGACTTGACTCAATCAAGGGTACGATAGAACTCCTGAGAGATATGAAATATTTAACAGAACAAGATATGGAAAACATTATGGAAGGAAAAAATAAAAGATGACATGTGAAGTAAACCTAATAGCATTAAGTAAACCCTCTGCTTCGACAGAATGTTTTACTGCTAGTGATTTGATTGCTTACACTGCTAGGGTAAGTAATCCCTCTAATCAAAAGAATACGGCAACCGCACCTAAACTTCTTAGGTATCTCATAAAGGAAAATCACTGGTCACCTTTTGAGATGGTTCATATGACACTTGAAATTAAAACAACTAGAGATATCGCTAGGCAGATATTAAGGCATCGCTCGTTTTCATTCCAAGAGTTTTCTCAAAGGTATGCTGAGGCAACAGTGTTTATTACTGACCGAGAGTGTCGTACACAAGATACGAAGAACCGACAGAACTCTAATACGACAGACGATAGGTCGTTGAAGGAATGGTGGAGTATGGAACAAAAAGAAATCGCAAAGAATGCTGAACAATCTTATCGTGATGCACTTGGAAGAGGTGTCGCAAAAGAACAGGCAAGAGCATTGCTACCTGAAGGACTTACCGAATCAACTCTGTATATGTCTGGTACTTTAAGGTCTTGGATACATTATTGTGAACTGAGAAGAGGTCATGGGACTCAGAAGGAACATATGGAGGTCGCCGAAAGGTGTTGGAATATAATTGGTGTTCATTTCCCTGACGTGGTTAAAGCATTATGCGAGTAGGATTTACGGCATCGTCTTTTGACTTATTACACGCAGGGCATATCTCTATGCTACAAGAAGCAAAGAGTCAATGCGACTATCTTATCTGTGGGTTACAGACTGACCCTACGATTGACAGACCTGAGAAAAACAAACCCATTCAAAATGTAAGTGAAAGGCATATCCAACTTGACGCTGTTAAGTATGTTGATGAGATAATACCCTATACTACAGAAGAAGAACTCTGTCAATTAATTGCTCTTATTCATCCTGATGTTAGAATTATAGGTGAGGAGTATGAACCTAAAGACTTTACTGCCAAAGAGTATTGTATCGAACAAGGCATTGAAATATATTATAATAAAAGAAGGCATGGTTATTCTTCATCTTTTTTAAGAAAACGTCTTGACTTATAGGTTTGTTTAGTATATAATAGGGTTATATTATGAAAGGTTTATATTATGAAAATTGAAATGAATAAAAGTTACTCGGTTTCTCCAAGGTGGAAAAAGTCTTGGATAGATAACGAATTTTTCAGAAACGATAAAGGCGTTATAGTTGAATTATCAACACTTTGGAGAAGTGGTTCATGCGTCATTACCCCTTTAAATGAAGATGAAGTTGAAATGCTCACTGACGCTATTAATAATACAGATGGCGATGAGTTTTATCCACAGGAATTTGAAGAATATGAATTTGTTGAAACTTGGGACGGTATCTCAGAGGATTTAATCTTTGGTGGAGAAAGCATCTCTGAAGATGAGCAGACACGTTTAATAGAAGGTTGGGATGAAGACCGATATAGTTTCTTAGAAGAAAAAGAAGGTTTCTATATTGATGATAGTGAGTGTATTCTTATAGGTGAACTTGTTATCACAGAAGAGGGGGATGTATGAGAGAAGGTAATCCAAAATACAAATACAGTGAGGACTTGAACCTTGCTGACTTATGGAACTATGTAGATGATACATATGATCAACATTATTCTAAAAACAAGTTTCAGGCAACTGAGTTTATTATCGACGGAGGTCATGGAGATGGTTTCTGTATCGGTAATATTATGAAGTATGCCCAACGCTATGGTAACAAGAATGGTTACAATCGTGATGACATAATGAAGGTACTTCACTATGCGTTAATACAACTACATGTTCATGACCACTATGGGAGAGAAGAAGATGAATAGAAAATTAAGAAGAACAACTGATGCCGCAATGAGAGGTGTATCTGTCATAGATAAAGAACTCGATATGTGGGCACAGAAATATTCAAGCGGAGGAGGAGTTCCTCGTTCTGTAAAGTTGCGAGTTGCAAGACTTGTAGAGGCACGCAAGGTTGCGGTACAGATGGAAGAAGAGAAGACCGATGGATAGTATCGTCATACCAATGACTATCATATGGACTATTGCTTTTATGGCATTAATCTATATGGCAATACTATTGGGTGACAAAAATGAGTAGTATCCCGATGGAGGTATGGGCATCATGTTATGTGTTTGTCTGTATTGCCCTCGCGATATTTTGGAAGGATGAACAGTAATGTTAGATTGGATATCAACCCTTGGAACACCTACTCTAGTGAGTGCGTGGATAGGTGGAGCATTACTCATAGCAATTATGTGGAAGGATGATTAATATGTTAGGATATATTTTTATAGCGGCAGTAGTTACGGCAGTACTCGTAAACTATGTAGAAAACTTTATTTAAAAAAGTAAAAAAAGTACTTGACTTTTTAGTTTGCATCAGGTATAGTGATAATATAACTTGATATGAAAAGGAAGTTAGTTATGGGAAGAATTATTAAAGATGATGTAATTTATTATACTGGTACAGGTGATTTAAGTGATACTCTATTTGAAGCGCCAACATGTAGTTGTTGTAATAAGCGAAGCGCAAAGTATAATGGAACTTTTTGTGCAAATAAACCATATTTTCGAAAAGTAGGTAAAGATACAGAATTGTACACCGATAAGATAGGTGAACCTATATGCGATAAATGTTTTAAAAAAGATAATCGTAAACTAGGTAAAGGTTGGGCATGGGGAACGCGTGCCAGTTCGAATGGTCGCATAACTCGTGAATATTTGATGCACCGTAAAGATTATTGTGAAAATATAGATGGTCGTCTTGGGTTTACATGTACAACAACATTTCCTGACGATGTTGAAGTTAGAGAACAAATGCTTGATGTTGACCACGTGGATGAAGATAGCACAAACAATAATCCTGAAAATCTACAGACACTTTGTGCTTGCTGTCATCGCGCCAAGACGAATTATGAACGAGACTTTCAAAGTCCAAAGAAAGCAAAAATTCTGAAAAATATGCGCAAGGTTGCGAAAAAAATTATAATAAAAGAAAAGAAAAAAACTGAAGCGTTAGCGTTTAGAAATATAAAACTTGCAGCTTAACAAATAAAAAAGTTACTTATTTTTAAAATAAGTGCTTGACTTTTTGGTTTTTATCAGGTATAGTAAAGTATAGTTAATAATAAATGAAAGGAAATATTATGACAAAATTAGATTATGAATTTGAAGGTTTTGCTTCTGGAGTCGATGGCGATGAAATTCGCGCTGATATTTATTTTACTGCGACAGTAGTAAACGGAAATGCAGTTGTTGATGCTGAGTCCATTACGGTTTGGGCAGAAGGTATATCTTGCTGTTCTGAAACAGTTACTGAAATGCAGTGTCCACAAGATATGATGGAACAATGTAATCAGTACTTAGAATCTTTAGGTAATGAAGAAATATACTCATACGCATAGAAAGGAAATATTATGTTTATAGTTAGATGTGCAGATACCCACCGAATGGTATGGGGATTTTTTGAAGAAATCAAAACAGAAGCAGAAGCAATACTTCGTGGACAACAGTTCGTGGATTGTGGTTTCATCAATAGATTTGTAATAGAGAGGATAGAAAATGAGTAAAGAAATACTTTGTCGTCAATTAAGGAATGACGAACTCGATAAAATACACGGAACCTGTAGGATAGGTGAAATCCGAGCAACTCGAAAACAGTTAGCAAAGATACTTGGTAAACCTCGTAAGACTAAGGTGCGTCCTCATATAACAAAAACTTTGTTCGAATGGGACTTGGCAGTCAAGACCAAAAGTGGTAAAGAGTTCATCGCGACTATACATGATTGGAAGTCGTGGGAGAATGGTATCAAACCAGAGAACATTACTGAGTGGACGCTTGGAGGTAATCGTAAAAGTGCCAAGAGAACTGCAGATTTATTGGAAGAAGTTCTTTCTGAAGACTCTAGGATTATTGTTTGGAGGAACGCATGATTAGATTATTAGTTGGATTTTTTCTGATGGCAGGAGGAATAGGTGGTATCGAAGAAAACACCGATATGTTCCCCAGTATCTGTTTTGCTATTGCTGGGAGTTTATTGATGCTCTCTGCGGACTTCGAAAAACTTTCGAAAGATTAAAGGAAATATTATGTTTGATAAAAATGGTGATTGTATTTCAGGTTTCGCGATTATGAAGTGTCCTGTTGTAAATGGGTTTCCTCATCCAGATAAAGAATCTACCTTGGTTGCAACCCACGAGTGTTTGGGTAATGCTGAGGAACATAGAATGTTTTTGAATGAGATAGCAGAAACCGAGGAGACTACCTTTGTAATAAAGGAAACCTTTGGTGCAGGAATGTCAACGGATTTTATTTAAAAAAGTTCTTGACTTTTTAGTTTAAATAGTTTATAGTAATAATATAGGAAAGGAAATATTATGTATTCAAGAAGAAGAGAAATAGACGAGATGAGGGATTGTCCTCTTGAGTCAACTATGTTGGCAACTGAGAACTACAACCTAGTCCGTCCAGAGTTTTATGCGTTAGTAGAAAAAACTTTTGGAGACAATATCGTCTACAAAAACTACGCCATCGCTGAGTATAATCTTATACAGAAAGATATTGATGGGGTAGGTTACTAATGCAACTGTTACATGGTTCAATGACTCACAACATACATGGTCGAAAACGCTCGACCAACGCATGGAAGAAGGCAAAACCTTACCAACCAAAGGTTAAACTAGAGGATACATATTCCCTTGGCGATGAGGGTAAAAAACATCGTGAGGCATATCCTTCTCTAAGTGAAATGGGCATGGACTATGTAACACCAGAAGATAAGTCATATAAGTTGAAGGAATCAAAAAACTACACTGTGGCAATCGGATATAACAAAGGTACATACCAAGTTATTCCACAAGACGAAATAAAAAGTATTGGTAGAAAATAAGAAAGGTATAAATAAGAATATAGTTTGTTAATCCAAACTGAAAACTAGGCAGGACGGGGGTGCGAATCCCCCCGCCTCCACCATAAGAACTGATGAGACCCACGGAGGGATGCATACCTCTTCGCAATGAGGGCAATAGGTGATACTATCTGACCCCATTTGACCAGACGCGCAATCGAAAGTCTCTAAACCAATGTCGGTGCATTTGGGTCAGTCTTTTTGATGGGGGCGAATAGTATCGACTGATAGGAATAAGTGAGAGTAGAACTATCGTATGACCACGACATAGGTCAATTTAACTAACTGCAAATGATAACTCATTCGCACATGAAAACTTTGCCCTAGCGGCATAGTGTTTCGGGGTTCGGAGACACCTAGCAACAGAAGTCTCCACTTATTAATATGGAGAAGTTATGAAAGAATTTATATACAATAGTTGGAACGCAATCTTTGACCACAAGTCAAATCCCCTGAGAAACATACCTGATATAGGTGTACGCCATATGGTGCTACAGGTTCTTGCTTGGATGTGGTGTATTGTGTTCGCAGTAATCATAGGAAGTTTTATTGCCGGAGTGTATAGTATGATATTACATATGTTGACACTTGCCGCGATTACAGTTACAGTCGGAACCTTTGAGACCGCAAAAAGAAAACCAGAAGTGTTTCGTAGACCTTCTTCAAGTGCTACCTCTTCACGCGGATATGGTGGAGAACACGAATAAGGGTTGGTCGCCTAATAGACTCGTGAGGTGACATGGTTAGCACCTCTTTCCTTTCAAACTAGGGGCATCTTAATCGGTGTCCCTTTTTTTGTATTTGTAGATATTAATGAGTATAAATAGCGGTATGGACGCAGCGTTTACATTAATAAAAGAACTCGGTTTCCCTGTCGCAATGGCAATGATAGGTGGGTTCTTTATGTTTCTTACACTAAAATATATTATGGAAGGTGTTATTGGACAGGTAAAAACCCTACATAGTATTACAGGTGCATTAGATAATCGTGTAAAGACTATGAACCACGATATGATAAGGATTGATACAACGCTATGTGTCATACTTGGATTGAGACCAGACCTTGACAGGATATCAAGGGCAGACGGAAAGAACGACGCAAGAAGAGATTGATAATGGATGAGATAGTAAACGCGGTAAAGGACTTTGGGTTTCCCATAGTTGCCGCAGTTGGAATGTTATATATGATTTACTTTGTATGGAAAACTATTACAGAGGAGATTGAAGCAAAGTTAGGTGACGCACATGTTACTTTAATTGGACTTATTGATAGAATAAGAATGTTAGACAACGATATTATAAGACTACAACAGAAGTTAGATACTGCTATAGAGATGAAGAGGAAAGATAACGATGAATAGAGATGATATACTAGATAGAATAAAATACTTCTTTGGAGGTTTGATTATTGCTTGGTTGTTGGTTGCGATACAGAGTACGAATGCCTGTGCCGCTCCTATAGACCATAAGTTCAAGTCACCTTCATTCAATGGACAGAATACATCAAGTCATTACCTAACGATTGAGAACCAAGAACGAACTCGTAAGGATGCATTAGAACAAGAGTTAGAGGACGCATTAGAAGAAGCGGCAAGGGAAGCAGAGAATACTACCCTCGCAAGGTTTCTGAGAAATGTGGAGAGTAGGATTTATTCTACACTCTCAAGACAGTTAGTAGATAGCATGTTCGGAGAAAACCCATCAGATACAGGTGAGTTTTTTGTGGATGGTGCAGGGATTAGTTATGTCGTCGATGGCGATAAAGTGGAGTTAACAATTACAGATGAATTCGGGAATGTTACGGTCATTGTTATTCCTATTGGGAATTTTGGTATCTAGTTGTTCAAGTCTTGGTATTGAGGAAATCACTCTAAGACAAACAATAGAAGATGCCCAAGTCCAACGAGAGTTACTTTCAGAGCAACTCAAGAATGTTGGAGAACCCATTAGGAAACCTTCAGTTGCGATTTATTCGTTTACTGATAAGACAGGACAAAAGAGACAGACAAGTAGTGGTGGTACTTCATTTAGTTCTGCCGTTACACAAGCACCAGATACTTATCTGATACGCGCGTTGACTCGTGCGGGGAATGGTGAGTTTTTTAAGGTGGTTGACAGGACTCAACTTGAGTCGTTGACAAGAGAAAGACAACTCATAAGACAAACTAGAAGTTCTTATGAGGGGGAAGGTGCAAAGAAACTACCTGCTTTAACTTTTGCGGGTATGATTATTGCAGGAGGTATTGTGGGATATGACCACAGTATCGAATCAGGCGGTGATGGTGCGAGGTATCTCGGTATCGGTTCATCGCGTGAGTTTAGTCGTGACACGGTGACTATAAACATACGATTGATAAGTGTCGCGACAGGTGAAGTTTTACTTGATGTAATAACAAGTAAGACTATTTTGTCTACTGCCATTGGTGGTGACATATTTCGTTTTGTAGAGCAGGGTACTAGACTTGTTGAGGTTGAGTCTGGTGTTGCCCGCAACGAGAGTGTTTCGATTGCAACTCAACGTGCTATTGAGACAGGAGTTTTAGAACTTATTATTCGGGGAAAAGATAAAAAGTACTGGACTTTAATAAAAGATATAAGAGGATAATCTAATGGCGATTTATAAGAATATCGTTTTTGTTATGATGTTTTTACTGCCTAGTTTTGCGTTCGCGCAGGACAATGAAATCTATATAGACCAATCTGGTGCGGGTGTCACAATCGATATCACACAAGATGGTTCTGGTAACAAAGTGGGCGGTTCAGATACTGACTCAACTAAAATGCTAATAAGTGGTGATAATATTGCCCTTAGTATCGATGCGGTTGGAAGTAGTAACGACGTGATTGGTAATATTGTTGGAGACAACAACAGTGTCGATTTAGATATTGTTGGTTCAACAAACGCATTCAATCTAAACATCGATGCTTCAGATGTATACGGTTCAACAGGAGGTTCATTTAATCTTGACCTGTCTGGTTCTGGTAATACAGTTGACCTTGATGTCGCAGGAAATGATCAAGCAAACAACGCAGACTTTGATTGGATACTTGATGGGGATTACAATACCCTTGATTTTGATATCGATGCGAATGACTACACAAGTACTATGGATGTCATAGGTGACAACAATACTTTGACAGTAGATGTCGATGGGTATGATGGTCATAGTATGATTATAGATGGTTCGGGTAGTTATTGGGATGTCAGTATTGACCAACAATCAACATTACAAACCGATAGTTTGGAGATAGATTTCAATGGTTCTGGAACAAGTACGACACCTGCTACGATTTGTATTAGTCAGTCTGATTCTGGTACTGCCACAGGTTGCAACTAGTCTAGAAGATATAGGTGCTGTTGACCGAGCAGTCGGTTGGCGACAGGTAGTAAGAGAAACAAAAGAGTTAGAACCCAACAAGGGTTTTGACGTTATATCAAACGATGACCTTCGTACAGGTGACGGACGGATGCAAGTACGTTTCGTTGATGACAGTAAACTACGGAT